TTCTGTTTCCATTGTTTCTTCTGTGATGATTTATACAAGTGATAAGACTTGTTTCTATAAATAAAAACGGATGTTTTATTATCCCTAAATCTGCAGCGTAATTATCTGATAATCAACTAGGATATTTCCGATTTTTACATATATAACACCGAAAATGCACCGAGTTGCGTATCAAACAAGTTACAGATACTCAAACAGTTGTGTGCTTATAATGAAACAAATGTTTGGTAAAACGACTCATTTTTCGCAAAACGGTGCAATAAAAATCTTAGTTTTCCAACATTTTTTTGGTAAGCCTATCGATAGTCTTCTGCTGGCTCTCGATAGTCTTATTCTGTCTCTCAACGATTGTCAACAGGTTGCCCTGATTGCCTTTCGTGAGTTCCTCTCCCATGATTAGGTAATTGGCGTCTACCCAATCGACGGCGTTAATGATCTTCACGATAATGTCGTAACTAGGGGCATTTCTGCCAGATACGATGTTCTTAATCGTAGTCCATGGCACACCGATCTTCTTGGCGAATGTAGCAATGGTGTGACCCTCTTTTTCAATGATGCTGTTCACGCGCTCATTGATAGTTTCTGTTACTTCTTTTTCTTTTTCTGTACTCATAATATGTAAAATTCAAACAAAATGCTGAAAAATATAAAAATAATCAGTGAAATGTTTGGCTGTATCACTGAAATGTTATATATTTGCAGCGTGTTATTAATTCTCATGGTGCAAATATACAAAAAATATCGCACATAATAATGATTTCAAACAAAAATTTTAAAAATATGGGTTTTAGTGAGTACATGAAAAGTCTTCCATATCCACGTTGTGGGATAGTAGGAGAAATTGCTGAGAAATGCAAAGTATCTAATAATTCCGTCTATAGATGGATCCAGGGCAAGTCCAAGCCGAACGCTCTATGCAGAGGAATTGTCGCTGAGTATCTAGGTATGCAGGAGAGTGAACTTTTTCCGGAGGATTGAGTATGGAATCAGTGGAGTTTTATAACACCCCAGAGGGTGATGTAATGTACAAGCAACTGGGCAAGCCTGTCCAGGAACTTACAGATAACAGTCGCGAGGTTATCGGGGAGATGCTAGACTTAATTAAGACTCGGTATCCACAGGCCTTTAAGGCTTTATGCAATCAGTATACAGCTAGCGAATTAAATCGCAAGGTATACGAGTTCAATATTGTGTCCAGGTTCTGCAGATGTAACTTCGGCGAATATGACGCTCATACTCCTGATATCGATGCAGACGGTTTCTTTCATTTTGAGGAGGTCAAGTGTCCGTTGCGTGGCGAATGCAGAATGGAGGGTGTCATCTGCAAGCCTAAGTTAGACTCTAAGCTTACTGAACGCGAGTTAGATATAGTGAAACTTATATCTAAAGGCTTGCGCGCCCAGGAGATTGCAGATCGTCTTTATATATCTGTAAAAACCGTACAACGACATAGAGAGAATATTAAGGCTAAGCTTCAGCTAAGGTCACTAGCACAGGTGGCAGCATATTACCTGGAGCATATAAAAACAAAATAGCTTATGTCAGAGAAATGCGTTATTTGTAAAGATGGCAGAGCTTGCATTAATGGTTGGTTCTGTCTCAAGTTAAAGAGGTACGTCGAGTATATTAATAGACCAATATGTGACTATGAGTAATAGAAAATGGACTAAAAATGAGATAGCATACCTGGTAGAGAATTACGGGAGAATGAGCCTTGAGGATATGGCCATTCATCTCAACCGTTCCGTCATGGCCGTGCGGTTGTACGCTCTTCGGCATAGACTAGACGACAAACATCAGGTTGTTAAAGAGAATCGCCTGAAGAAGTTGCTTGAGTATCGCTTCCGTCATCTTGAAGACTTTCATCCAAGCAAGTTCTTTTTTAAGGAGACTGGTATTAACCAGGTAAGATACTGGGATATCTTCTTCGGACGTAAGGCTATAAAACCAGAAGAGTATAAAGCTGTAGCCGAATACTTCAATATTACGATATCTGAAGCATTCGATTCTCTACAGCTCAATCTGTTCGACTAAAAAATAAGAAATATGAAAATCAACTCAGACTTCATTAGCGATGTCAAGAGTAAACTTGATATTGTTGATGTAATAGGAGCCTATATTAATCTTCAGAAGGCGGGCATTAACTACAAGGGCATCTGTCCGTTCCATAATGACAGTCATCCTTCGATGATGGTTAATAAGGCAAGACAGACGTACCATTGTTTTGTGTGTGGTGAGCATGGAGACGTTCTGGACTTTCTGCAAAAATACAACCAGATAACTTTTAACGAAGCATTGCGAATAGCTTGCAAACTTGCCGATGTAGAGTTCCCTGAGCAGGAATCTACTCCGGAAGAAAATGCCGCATACAAATTACTTGAGTCTCGCCGTATTGCCATTGCTGCAGCCGCAAAGTTCTACCAGGGTAATATCTCGCAAGCGGAGAGCTTCCTTCGAAAACGCGGTTATGAGTACACTGATAAGGTTCTTGCGGAATATGGAGTTGGCTATGCTCCGAATGGTAATGTAGCGATGAAATATCTCTCGGAGAATGGGTATAGTCTGCAGACATTGGAAGATGTTGGAGTTGTAGGCAAGTCTCAAGACGGGAGAAACTATGACTTCTTCAGAGACCGCGTGTTGTTCCCGTTCTACGACGTGTCTGGAAGAGTCGTTGCGTTTTCTGGAAGAATTGTCACTCCGAACGATAAGGCTGGTAAGTATGTTAATACCGGAGAAACACCAATTTTCAGAAAAGGTCGACATCTTTTTGGATTATTTCAAGCGAAAAGAGCGATAGCGAAAGAGGGTTTCGCTTATCTCGTAGAGGGTCAGTTCGATGTTATTACTCTACATAAATATGGTGTCGAGAACGTTATCGGCGGATCAGGAACCGCATTCACCGATGACCAAGTTAAACTCATTATGCGCTTTACCCAGTCTGTCGTAATGATCTACGATGCGGACAGCGCAGGGATTAAGGCTGCCGTCAAGAATAGTGAACTGTTATTGACGGCAGGAGCGAGTGTCAGGTGCGTCCGCTTGCCGAAGGGATATGATCCAGACAGCTACGGCCAGCTCTGCAAGGATGGAGTAAAGCAGAAATTAATCGACGCGACAGAAACATTCCCTAAAGCGATGAAAAGAATGCTGGTCCCTCGCGGATGCAAGGACGAGGCTACAATCGCTTCAGCCATGAATACTATCGCTAATCTAGTAGCATGTGTGCAGGACGCCGGACTGCGTCTTGAGTATATGAAGAGCATGACTAAGGACTTCGATACAAAGATGACGATCCTGGAAGATAAAGTTCGGGATATCCGACGCAATGTCGAGAGTATCAAGAAAGAAGATATGCAACAGGGTATTTTTGGGCTTGATGATCTGAAGGATAATCTGAGGAATAATGAGCCTGCTATCGTAACATCATCTATCGATACCTTCATGGAGTCATATGGTGATAATCCTATCGTATACATAGCTGGTACTCCGTCTGCTACCGATATTCAGAACCTACGCCGAATCTGCTGCTATCTAGCCACAACTGAAGAAGGCTGCAGCATAGATACGACGACAGGCGATGATAGCAGCTATCTCTCCGCTCTGGCCGAAATGTTCAAGGCAGGAATCTCGCAAATCAGAGTTATGCATGAAGATAAGGTAGAATCCTTCATCGACTTCTATATACGTATACATGGAGATTTGCTGTCTGGTTTCCTGGGCGACAAGGTTCCAATCATTACCAGGTGTATAGAACTGACAAGCTACGCAGAAGAGACAGTCATCACCGTAAACAAGAATCATTACTGCAGTAAGTTGGGATTATCTAAGGGTCAGTTTGACGAGATCCGTAAACCATTCGTCAGTAAGCGCAAGAACGTCATGAAGGCAAATGCGCTGAAAGACGATCTGTATGATGATGACTTCGATGGTGATGAGGTTCCTAGCTATGCAAGGGAAGGCGAGTACGCCCAGATGTTTCGCGAGTGCAAGTATTATCCCCGTCTGAATAAGCAGGGAATACCGGTCTGTTACATGTTCCAGAACAAGAATGGACGTGGCTTCTCGCAGGTCGCAGACTTTTATATGGTTCCTCTGCTCCATATCTTCAACGAGGATTTCGAGCAGAATAAGCGAGTATTAAAGGTTAACCGCCGATATTTCGATAAGCCGTTGTATATTGAAGTCCTATCGAGCTCTCTTAAAAAGATGAGTACTATCGAGGATGTTCTTATCAACTACGAAGGCGTGAACTTCACAGACGGAGAAGAATGGCAATGGAGGCGCATAAAGGAATATATGAGCCGCCACTTCGTGCAATGCCGCGAGATACAGACTTATGGCAATCAGCAGTCTGAAGGAATGAGTCGAAAGACCGATGAGCAGTTCTTCGCCTTCGCCAACGGCATAGCGCATGAAGACGAAAGCGGAAAATATGTGTTTGAGAAGGTTAATGAGCTGGGTGTGGTAACTCATAATCATATGAACTACTATCTCCCTGCCTTCTCTACTATATATGCCGGATCCGGAAGGCAATCTGACAAGTACGAATTGATATCGCAGCTCGTGTACGAAGATATACCTGTTAACAAGCAGGTCACGTTCGAAGAATGGGCATCGTTAATGAATAAGGTGTACAAAATCAATGATAATGGTAAATGGGCGATAGTTTTCGCGCTGATGTGCGCCTTCAGAAGTAATATTCACTGCCTAGACCGACTCTTTACGGCTCCGTTCTTTATGGGCCCGATGTCTTCAGGTAAGACTCAGATTGCAATATCAATTCGATCTCTGTTCATAAGTCCTACTATTCCGATATTCAACCTCAATACAGGTACTGATGCGGCCATGAGCACCATCATGGGTACATTCAGAGATGTTCCGGTTGTTCTTGATGAGTACAACAACAAAGATATTTCAGACACCAAGTTTCAAGCCCTGAAGGGTATTGTGTATGATGGTGACGGTAAGCAGAAACGGAGAGGAACCTCTGGCAGGGATATCGAAAATGATAAGGTGTTCGCACCAGTTATCATCTGCGGCCAGGAAACTCCTCAACGAGATGACAACGCCCTGATGAGCCGTGTCATCATATGCGAAGTTCCTAAGCCTAAGAACAGGACCCCGGAGGAGACAAAGTTGTTTGAAGAACTCAAGAATATAGAGAAGAATGTAGGGCTATCCAACGTGTTGCTAGAAGTGCTGTCGCTCAGACCGGCAGTCATGGACCATTTCCGTGCACTCAAGCAAGAGGCGTACAGCGAGCTCAAGAGTGATGTAATCAATTCCGGAGAGATGGACCGACTTATGAAGACCGCTTCTCTCTTTCTTGGAATGGTGAAACTTGTAGAGCAATATACTAAGCTTAAACTGCCGTTTACGTATGATGAGTTTTTTGCACTTGTGCAGGAGAAGATAAAGTTCCAGCTATCCCTGATTCGAAGTACGGACAAGCTTGCCATGTTCTTCAATGCCGTTAACAACATGATCGACACAAAGCAAGTACTTGTTGGCCGAGAAATGCTCATCGAGCAGCCTAAGAGTGTTACGGGTAAAGATTCGCACGGAGATAAGAAAACGTTCGCTTTTGAGCCAGGAACACATGTTCTGTTCCTTCGTCTCAGCAGCGTGTATTCTATATATGACAGAAGTGGGTATAACAGCGAGAATACGACATTATCTACCCTTGAGCAGAATCTTCGCTCACATTTTACATGATTGGACGCTTTTTCTGCTATCTCCACATCCTTATAGGCATTTGTTACATCTTCTTCATTCCATGCATAATACAGTTCCATAGGTAAAACTTCAATATCTTCTTTCAGTATAAATTGCTCATCCATCTGAAAAGTTGTAACAATTTTATAATCCGGAAAATGCTTATGTAATTGGCGAAATAAAGGTTCTA